ACCGTTTACATAACCTATCTCTGTTGAGGTAGTTGTTGCTGCTGATACATCACCGTTGCTGTCAGACACTAATGCCCTAGACGCTGTGAGGTTCTCCATTTTGCTAAACTCTAGTGCTGCAGAAGAGTTTACATCAGCATTTACTATAACACCACTGCCTATTGCAGCCGTTCCACTAGAGATGGTTATGTCACCACTTATACCACCTTCTATATAAGTTGCCACTCTTGACATGGCAGTTTTTCTATTTGTACCACCTGCACCGTCATCAACAATTAGTAAATCAGCGTCAGCTAAGTCAGCACCTATGTCTGTGCCACCATCAATCTCTAATGCACTAAGAGCTACTTTACCTGCTGTGCTTATAGTGCTGAGTTTGCTATCTCCAATGCTACCTGCTAACATATCATTTGATACTGAGCCTGTGTCACCTGTACCTACGAGTGTTCCTGTTGCTGTAGGCAAGGTTAATACTGCACTACTACCTGCTGAGTGTGGTTGTGCTTTTAATGTTTGTGCATGAGCATTATTTACCTCACAATAAAATTTAACTTGTCCTACAGAGCCAGAACCTGAACGTATATCAATGTTACCATCACTGACAATAACACCACCTGTAGAACCATCACCGTCCACAATAACTGTACCACTTCCTTTTGGTAAAAGACGCATACTTACATTAGTATCACCACCTGTGGCTGATATACTTGGTGCGTTACCTGTGGCGGCATTTGTTACATCAAACTGATTTACAGCAGATGCTGTGGTTTGAAAGATTATCTGCTCGTTACCATTCTCGTCTGCAATAAAGTGTGCATCATCTATAAGTATATTGTGGCTGTTGGTGTCTAGGTTGCCACCTAACTGTGGAGATGTATCTGCTACAACATCTGTGATACCACCAAGAGCAGAAGATATAGATGCGAGTGTAGTTTTCTTTAGTGACCCTGCATCAGCATCATGTATAAGTATTGTATCATTTGATGTGTCAAGAGATGTTTCAGCAGTTTGTCCTGTGATAACATTTGCATTTACCATCGCAGTTTCAACAGCACCGTTGGCTATTGTTACTGCACCGTTTGATGCTATAGTTACGTCACCTGATACAGCTACAGGGTTGAAATTAGTTCCGTCAGCAACCATGATGTGACCACTGGTATTTGTACCCATAGTGAGGTCATCACCACTGATTGTTAAGTCACCTGCTATTGTTACAACACCGTCTGCTAGTGTTATTAGGTCTGTATCATCTGTGTGACCTATAGTTGTTCCGTTTATTACAACGTCATCAATATCAAGTGAGCCACCTGTGATAAGCCCTGTGGTTGTGATTGTAGAAGAGCCTGTGTCTATTGTGCCAAAGCCACTTGTTATAGACCCACTGTTCAATGCACCTACTGTTGTAGCTGCAGTAGTCACAAGGTTTGGCATGGCTGTTATTTCATCGTCAAAGTATGCAGCGAGGTCTGTTACAGCAACCTGTACCATAGTGCCGTTGTCATTCATTACAACTCTATCTGCATCTGCAACTGTAGTGGATGTAGCAGAAGTGTCACCGTCTAATATATTTACTTCTGCTGTTGTGACAGTAAGTCCGTCTAATACTTCTAACTCTGCTTCACTTATATCAGCACTACCTATTATAATATTACCACCAACAGTGATATTACCTGAAACATCTACAGCACCGTTTATATCTATGGTTGTTGCATTTATTTCTATTTCAGTGTCAGATACTAAGTCTAATACACCGTCTGCTGATTGATGTATATATGTACCACTATCTCCAAACTGTAGCTGTCTTGAGCTATTTAATAGTAGGGCTGTATCTGCTACATGTGTAAGTGTAACATCATTATCAGCACCAAAACCTAGAACAGCAGAGTCGCTGTCTAGTTTAAGGTCATTGCTTACTGTGACTGCAGTTGAAGCATTTAGGTCTATTGTTGCTTCACCATCTATTCTTAATACACCATCAGAAGATTGCTGTAAGAATGTAGCAGTATCACCAAACTGTATCTTTTCTGTGGATGCTATAAGTATATCATCAGAAAACTCAAAGTAATCTTCATCTTCCATCCACTTGAGTACACCATCATTTGTCTCACCATCAAAGGTTACAGTGATATCTGTACCTGCAGTGCCATCTCCAAGTGTAAGAGATGTACCAAGCATCTTAGTTATAGGACCACCCTCGTTGGCTGTGCCATCATGTGTATGTCCACTACTGGCTTGGAAGGCTGCTAATAACTGATTAAACTCGTCATTAGTATGGGCAGCCGTAATAACATCACCGTCACTGTACGTAGACTGTCTTGTGTATGTTGCTCCCATTTATCTTCTAGCTCCTGTTTGATATTCCATTTGAAATCCTCTCAAAGCATATGGTGCTGTTACACCATTATCGTCCACTCTGAGTGCTACGGTAAATCCTGATCCCTCTACTGACTGTCTTAATAAAGGCTCTGACTGTCCACCGTATGTTGAAGTTCCGTATGTTCCTGACCCATACACAGCCACAATGTCACTTGCTGATAGAGAATATGCTGCAGGTCTTGGGCTATTTGGATCTTCGTAGTCATATCTTAAAAACATATCTGCACTTATTGCAGCTTCAGGTTTGTAACTAACAAGAACACGGTGCATGTGTTTACGTATTCCTGCGTCACCAAAACTTAAATCAGGACTTCTATACTTACCACTTATTGCTGTTCCGTCAAAGTCATTGCCTGATTCTTGTCTGTATACATACCCACCATCACCACCATGTATAACTATTGTTTCTGTTGCTGTAGTTACAGTGTCTGTTGATGTAGGTCGTATTCCTTTTAGCTGTGCAAACTCAAATTTTTGTCCTCTTAGAGATGTTGCAACTCCTTCTGTTGCAGATTGCACTGTGCCTGACTTTGTAAAGAACACTCTATACTGTGTTTTGTTTGGTATAACAAGTGATCTAAATCCACTAGCGTTTGCAATGTTATCGTTAAATACAGACTGCACAGGAGTGCTTATAGTACCAAGTTCAACGTCACCAATTCTTGCTGTACCTGCAACGGTTCTTAATCCGTCTGGTGCTAGGAATATTAAGTCACCTGCAAATTCCTGTATTGTTTGTCCGTTTACACATCCGATGTTTCTAGTTACAGGTGCTACAGCAAAATTACTAGAGGACGTTCCTGTTAGTTTAAATATTCTATCTTCACAGAATATAAACAAATCTTCACGGAAAACTTTTAGACCTGTTATTGTATCGTCTACCTTGAAGCTACCTGCACCATTACCTGTAGTAAAGTCATCTTCATCAAACGGCACACTAAACACAACCTCTTGTTTATTACTAGCCATGCCACCATAAAACATGTGATCTTTAAATGCTACTACAAACTTTGCACCTGTTACGGCAGTGCTAACTTCTCCACCCCCACCTGATGACACATCTGTTGCTGCAAATGATGTGTTAAATACTGTAGGTGAGTTGTTTCCATCTGCAACTATTAACTTGTCATTACCATCAAAGTTAAATCTTTCAAAGGTATAGACACCTGCACTTGTTCTGCCTGTATCTCTTTCTGTCCAAGATCCACTTCCTGCTGAAGCAGTAAATATCTTTGTTCCTCTTGCTGCAACTATTTTATCATTAAATATACAAGAAAGCAAGACTTCTTCTGTTGATGCACTCGTTTGTGGCACTACGTTTGTATTATACTTTACAAATCCATTTATACGTCTGTATCCACCATTGATATCTGGCTCAAAGTTTACAAGTTCGAGTGCTTCTCCGGGTTGCATAGCAAATGTAGACTTGTTTAAAACTAATCCACCCATCAGTGGAAATGTGGCAGGTGCTGTCTGGGATAAATCAGGCATACTAAATTACTCTAGGATTTAAATCTAATACTTGACTCGGTGTTCTTGGTATATATGTAGATCTTATATATTCATATTTGTTTACTAGTAGTGACTGCATATTCTTTATACCTTGCTCAAACCTTGCAAAGTTTAGTTGATACTGTGCAGTCTCTCCTCTGTACTGATACACAAAAGCTGTAGCTCCATCTACTATCACTGCATCAAAACGTGCAGGAATACTTGTCGTGTCATCTTGTGCTGATAGGTCTGTTGGAAAAGTGTAATAATCAAATTTTATAGAATATGACTTATTAGGATAAGGGTGTAAAAGATAATTGTTGTCTGGAGATCTAGCCACATTTCTAGGAACTCCTCCTTGGTCAAACTGTGCTACTTGCACTCCACTACTGTGGGCAGAAGCTGTTGTGCTATTTGCTCCACGTGAAACACCTGTAAAGGTTGTAGATGAAGTGCCTGTGTAAGTAACCTCTTCATTGCCTATATGCAATGTGCCTGTACTATCAAATCCTGTTGTACTAGCTACGGTTATTGTGGTTGCTGAGTCTGTTAGTGAACCATCTAGTGTCGTGGTATTTATTTCATCTTCTTGGGTTACAAACTGATTTATATAATCATTGTACTGAAGAATGGATAACTTACCACCACTTGTTGCTAAATCTTCATCCTTAACTAATCTAAATGTATTATAGTCTACGTGTTTAGTTGATGTAGGCAAACTATATCTAACTGTTCCTGCTGTAACTGTTTTTGTTTCGGTAGCATGATTAAACGGAAAGTTATATTCTTTCTGATTAATATACCTGATAGATTCATTAACAGCATTTTTTGCTTGAGTTTGTATACCTCTAGCTGAACCAAAAGTTGTAGAAGTTAGCTGTACTTCGTTTAATCTTGCTAGTGTACTGTTTGTATT